TGATCAACCTCCGAGATCGCTATCTTACTGTCTATCGATACTTTCAGTTCCATGTTTTTTCTCGTGTCAAACTGTGGCAACACGGTGTTGAGTATTAATACTCGATCTTTTAATGTTAGTTCCATATTGTATGTTTTTATGATTGTTTGCATTGTAATTAATAATGTCTATTGAATAGATACCATCCCTGGTTAAAATAAGCGAACGTTGCACAGTCACCCTTATTCATGTCAAGTGTCATGCTGTTGCCGTTATTGTCCAACAATGGTGTATCAGAGTTTTCTGGTTCTATTCTGATACCTTCGGAAGAGAACTTCGCCACGATCACATGCACAAAAATCACGGAATTGAAACCGACTTCGCTCCACGAATCTCCGTATTCCGGGTGGACTTCTCCCATTTTCTTTGTGATCGTCGACCGGGAAGGGAGATAGACGCTAAGATACGTACTGGTACTGAAGACGAACGTGTCCCGATAACCGATGTTCAGGACGATTGTATCACTCTTGTCCGACGAGGGTGCATAACGGGCAGTCGAGATCGATCCGTTGACCTTTAAACCTCCAATGCAGTATAACGCATAGTTGCGCCGTCCACCATGAACATCTATCACAGCCCCATAATTTATATCGTTGTGATTAGTTGTATACTCAAGGCGCATCAAAGCACTTGTTCCCCCAAGCGTAGACGGCAAGGTATTTAGACCAAGGCCGGCCCATTTACCGGAAGATGAAAATCCCAAAAACGCATTACTTCCTGATGAATAAAGGAAAAATTTAGAAGACGATTCACCGGAATAGCGGTTATCCGAGAATAGTCCTCCAGACTCCATCCTGAGTCCTCCGATGTAGGCATCCCCATTTTGATAAACTTTAAACGGGGCATTTGCAGGTGTTGCATTTCCAGCCCAGATTCGAACAGAGTTTCCGGCTGTTCCACCTCCGGAGAGTCCGGCAAGTTTTTCTCCATTTGAATTTGCAATATAGATACTTCCTCTACTTTCCACATTTCCGTTGCTTTCTACCCGGAATGTCGGATCAGTGGGTGGTTGTCCTTTCGCCCCGGCTGTTCCTCCCGACCAAATACGGATGGAACCGGAAGCAGCCATTCCACCTGTGCTTCCGAAAGCGATCGCACCGGTAGTTATGAGTCCGCCGTTGATCTCCGTTATCGTATTGTCATACTTTGAGGCAAGCACCCATTTAGAACCGCTATATCTATAGATATTCTCCCCATCCACCCATAAGTCATTTGTCCGCATACCCGATGTTGGAGCCGTCGTTTGATAAAATACCCTTGCCTTGTTATTTGCAGTCAATTGGGCGTTGTTAGCTGCATTTGACGCATTCTCTGCATCCGTCAGGGCATCATTTACCCCATCATACAACGGTTGAAGGTTAGGACGGTCGGAAATGTTATTATAACCGGATGTTCCGGATTTGAATACCATCTTCCCGCCAAACTCTCCGATCCCCAGGTTGAAATAGCACTTTCCATCTGTCGATACTATGCGATCCACCGTGATTCGGCCAGGCAATATCTCCGTGAAGCCGTAGCAGGTCACAAACGACCGTACACCGTCGGCTTGACTACCTAATAAACCGACCAGAAAGTAATAATCGCTGCCTTCGTCCATGTCGTGCGGTTCTTCGGACAAGATAAACTCGCCGGCCTCAGAAGACTTGCCACATTTGGCGTACAGGTAGAGCTTCCCGAAGTCGCCCAGCGGCGGACTGGTGTAGGCAGGTAGATCCCAGAACTTATATTCAGAAGCGGCATGGCTGCCTTTTATTTCCGAGATGCCGATCGTCATGTGCTGAAGGATCGCTTTCGGGGCGGTGAACAGTTCGGTCGCATCGTCATAGACAAAGTCCGGATCGACTTTCCGGGGATTGGTCTTGCTGTCCACGAAGCGGAATTGCAGGTTTTCATGTCCGACCAAAAGGGACATGGTGCGCACCCAGACAGGATCGATCCCCTTGGTGTAATCTTTAAACGCCTTTTCCAACATCTCCTGTGCTTCAATCGCATCACGTAAACGACGCTTGGTGTAGTGCATCGCATCGCTGTGGCGGTCGTTATTGATCACCTCGTTGCTTTCGATCTTCGACAGATCCGAGGAGACAAAGCCACCGACCGGCACATTGCTTAGTTCCAGTCCGGGGCTGTAGGGCCTATTTATATAGTCCTTTACAGCCGTGATGCGGATACGCACTCCCTTGGGCTGAAACTGCGGGTCGTCAAACAGGATGTAACCACCTGGCACCAACCGTCCACCCACCTCCAGCCACTGCGATTTCGCCCAAATGCCGTCCAGCTCACCGGTAAAGGCAAAAGATTCCTCTTCCTTGTTGTACAGGCTTCGGGCTGCATCACGAAACATATCCCATGACGCACCCGTCTGTGTGGTATCGTTGCAGACGTATGCCTGCGGCAGCGAAATGTTGAAGACCGCGTATGTATCACCTACAGCCGGGCAGCGGTTCGGGTTCGGTATCGTGCCCCCTTCTTTCTCGACAGGCACCAACTTAAACCGTCGGGCTGCATGGTCGTAACCGGTCAAAGCGTCAGATGTCTGCTCGAGGTCAAATTCTTCTCCAGTCATCACACCCGACTGGAAGATAATCGTTGCAGTTTCGCCCGGTATTCGGCATTTGGAATAGTCCAAATCTTCCAGAATCGTGTTATCGATGATATCATAGAGATGCTTTTCGGCATCCACCACAACCACCTCGGACACCGTGCCCACCCGTGAGGGGTAGATGTGCGAACAGTCCAAGCTGTCCTCATTGTTATTGGCCAAAGCCCGGTCGGCTCGTGTAATGAACATGCCATCCTTGTCGGTTTTATAGCGTCTGCCTTCGTATTCCAATTCCTGGGATTTTGGCAGCAGCAGACAGGAAGCTCCATAGGCGGTGCGGTCGATGTTGCGCTCGCCACCCTGCACATAGAGGATGGAGGTGGGTGGTTTTTCGCCCTGCAGCTTACGGCCGACACCGGTTTTGAAGCCATTCCCACGGCCGTAGGAAAGAGGCAGAGGATCGTCCTTGAACTTCTCTACCTTGCCGAAATTGATAGTCTTGCTGACGATTTCGAATTCTGTTCCCCACTCATCCGCAAAGCGGTTAAGCGCATCCAAACAAAACTCATGGCTAAAGGCCAAGGTCTTTTCCGGTGCATCGATACAGGTCCCAATAGACCATCCTCCAACTCCCGATTGGTTCATATTATCAATCAAAAGCTCCAGAAAGAAGCGGGGTTTTCCGGTAAGTTGGAATTTCAGCTTTCGGGGGATGGCTGACAGGTGCTTGTATTTGATGGTACCCAACAGTTCCCAATAGCCGCCAAAGGTGGCACTGTAATCGAGATTGCGAGTGCCATGCTTTGTCAGATCCTCCGGTCTCCAGAGCGTATATCGCTGACCTTGATAGTCAACATAGCTGTAGACAGGTATTTCTACATGTTCTGTCAACGAGAACACAAGATTGACCTTGTCGCCCTGCCGGATGGCCCGATAGCGATAACTGGCATCATCGACTGGTATATCGAGAAGTATTTTCCCTGTCTTTTCAAAAATGATCATAGCTCATTTAATTAATTGCTTAACTTTGTTTCCGGAGACCGTCGGTCCCCTAATTTTCTTTTTTTTACAGCCTCCAATCTGTGATAGCCTGGAGGCTGTTTTATTATTCTTTCGCCACCGAACATTTTATATCTCCATTTGTTTTAAAAGAAAATACCCAACCTGGGGTTGGCGATTATCAATAATTTTTTCTGAATATACATTTGCTGTCTTTCTGCTGTGACAGCCCAAAGACAGTGTCACTAATTTATTAATACGGCCTTGCAGACGGAGTGAAGTTTGATGTCCAACGGGCAATATTACTGATGCGAAACTCGTCAATCATACCGTTCAGATACAATCCATAATCCCGATATTTTCCGATCATTAAAGAACTATAATACCCTGAAACCATCGTCGATGTGAAACCAGACACATACACTCCATTTACATACACTTTCCAATATCGAGATTGTGACCTGACGATCGCAAGATGAACCCACTGATCCCGTGGCATCGTAAAATAGCATATTGCATCCCCTCGGGTTCCACCATACTGCAGTCCAAAGAAAATGCGTCCGTCAGATTCCTCCATTATATCAAAGCTGTAACTTCCATAAGCAACGCCTTTTGACATTATACCGTTTTTCACACCACTTTTCAGTTTAATCCAAAAATCGACGGTATAGTTTGGATATAGGGACTCGTTTATGGCATTCGTTCCACTTATCTTTACATACCCGTTTCCGGAAAACGAAACGCAATTCTTGAATTTTCCTACTACATAGGACATATTACTACCAACATAAGGCTTGCCTGAGACTTCATCTTTCAATGATCCATCAAAATGTAGCAACAGCAAAGTATTCTTGTCTACTTTCTTCCGTCCCATCATCGATCTTATCATACCAACCTCCTTTCCGCCGAAAGTCGGTCAGATACTTTAGTTAAGAGGTGTTTATCCCCCCCCATTAACATTTGTAAACAATTATTTCTCATGACTTTATCTCCTATTTTTTAGTCGTTAATATCTTGTTTCATCTTTTTCAACGGCAGATCATTCTTCGTAAGCCCAATAGCGGATCAGGACAGTACCGTCGCCACCGTTACCGTAAGAACCACAGCCTCCACCACCGTAACCGCCACTTTTTCTATTGCCATTTCCAGTTCCGGAACCTTCTTCATAGTCGGATTCTCCACCCATGCCCCCATTTATATTTCTGTCTGAACCACCACCTCCGGCATTTCGTTTCCCAGTAGATTCGCCAAAATCACGGGTTGTATGCCCTTGCCCCTTTCCTCCGCCATACAAGGAGCCGGCTGGATAACCTGAACCTCCTGCTCCATCAGAGCCATCAGAGCCCGCTTTAGCTGTACTTGAATCATCTCCTGCTCCGCCACTTCCGCCGTTGCCACCAGTATACGCCCCGGCATTACTTCCGCCCGGATAACCATTACCCGCACCATTTCCGCCGTTAGCTCTATAACTTGAATTTAAGAATTGAGAGTATCCACCGTTGGGGGCAACTTCAGAATACCCTCCAATTCCTCC